AGAGGGCAAGGAGACACAAGAATGACGGATGACAGGCATCACACTACCAACAAGGCCTATGAGCAGACCATGAGAGTCGAGGGCCGCGACAAGTTCAAAGAGCAAACAGAGAGCCAGACTAGAGTTGACCACAGCCCCTCCCACTTCAACGCACTTGTTGAAGCCCTCCCCAAAGTATCCAAAGAAATCCAAGAGACGCTAAAGGAGGCCAAGAGGTCCACAGGTAGGGTGCCTGATTGGGTGGAGGAGTTGTCTACTCTAGACACTGATGTCATGGCATACATCGGCCTCCTGTGTTGCTTCAATGCGGCACTAAAAGAAGACCGCAACACAGTGGCAACAGTCACGCAATCAATTGGCCAACACATCGAGCAAGAGCTTCTCAAAGTTGAACTAAAGGCAGCAGATAAAGAGAAGCATAGGCGTGATGTGGAGCTTGCAGCCGCAGCAGGTCTTGAGCGTCCAAAGCCACAGAACACCAACAAGCGTTTGGTCGAACAAGTCACCAAAGCACACAACAGTCGTGAGCATCGCTTAAAGGCCCTGCGCATCATCACTCAGAAGAATGGGTTTAGCTCTTTGAACTTTGGTACATCAAACACGAAAGTAACCAAAGCACAGCGAGAGCTGCGAAGAGTGAAACTATCTGCACCCATCCTCTCTAGTGTTCTCAAGGCCAGCGGTGTGTTTGACCGCGTGTATGAATATGTGGCTAAGAAAAGCAGCAAGTCGATCATTTGCCTGACAGAAGAGGCCTTTGCATCCATGGAAGCCAATGCAGAGCGGATGGCGTGGATGTCTCCAATCTTCAAGCCCATGCTGGCACCCCCGCAGCCTTGGTCAGCCTTTGACACTGGGTGTTATCACGACGCTGACCTTGCCTCTATGGTGCCCTTGATCAAGAAGGCATCCCACAGCCAACAAGAGGCCGTTACACACCAACTGTCACACGGTGTTATGCCAAGGTGGGTCAGGGCACTTAACGCACTACAAGCCACTCCTTTGGCTATCAATGAGCAAGTGCTGGAAGCTGTGCAGTGGTGTTGGGACAACAAGAAGCAAGGCCTCAACAAGTTTCCTAGACACTCGCTACCAGAGCGGCCAAGGTTGCCAGTAGATTGGCAGGTGATGCCAAAGGAGAAAGTAGCTGCCATTAAGGCAGAAGTCCGAAAGCACATCAAGCTATCGATGCGTGTGAAGGGCGCAGCGGTTGTCATGGAGCAAGATTTACAGACTGCCCGTGAACTGATAGCCTACGAGACTGAGGGCTTTTATATACCTTGGCAGGTAGACTTCCGTGGCCGCATGTATCCAGTCAGCAACTTCAGTTATCACCGCGACAGTCACTTGAAGGCCCTCTTCTGCTACAAGCGTGGCTATCTGGTGGAGGGCAACAATGCTTACTGGCTCAAGGTACACTTGGCCAACTGTGGTGACTTCGACAAGATCAGCAAGCAACCACTAGATGCACGAGCACAGTGGACCACCAGCAAGCACGATGAGCTTCTGGATATTGCAAAGGACTACCAAGGCACCTTCGATCTGTGGTCAGCCGCAGACAAGCCCTTTGAGTACCTTGCAGCTGTGTTCGAGTATGCAAGGTGGGTAGAGGAAGGTGATGCTTTCGTCAGCTACATTCCCTTGTCACATGATGCCACAAACAGCGGCGTTCAGATTTACTCAGGCTTAAACTTGAGTGAGACTGAGGGGGCGCTGGTTAACCTCACACCCTCCCACCAAATGGCAGACATCTACCAGACAGTGGCCGACAAAGTAGTCGAGGAGCTGAATGCACTGGGTCAAGCTGTAAGAGCTACAGTGTTTAGCAAGAGAACTGGCACAACTGTGGGTGAGCTGGCAGACCGATGGATCAACTTCAAGATAGGCCGCAGCCACATGAAAAGGGCCACAATGTGCTATGGTTACTCTAGCAACAATGTGGGGATGCGTGGTCAGTTCATGGAAGACCTAATGAAGCCTGAGCAACTGAAGGTGACTTACGGTGAGATCGACAGGCATCCGCTGCATGACACAGAGCAAGGGCAATTTGAGTGCGCATGGTTCATGGGTGATCTGGTCTACAAAACGATCAGCAAGGTTCTTCTGAAGACTGGTGAAAGCATGGTGTATCTACAAGCGGCAGCAAGAGCTGTGGCCGAAGAGAACAAGACGATGAAGTGGACTACAGACAGCGGCTTTCCTGTGCACATGGACTATCGCAAAACAAAGCAAAAGGAGATCAAAATCTTTTTGTTCGATAGGGCAGCACAGGAGCGCAAGAGAACTAAGGTCACACTGCGGGAAGACACGGACCGCATCGATGTAGCTAAAAGCTGCAATGCTGTTGCTCCCAACTTTGTGCACTCTCAGGATGCTGCGTTGATGCAGAACTTCATCTGCAACCAACTCGATGCAGGCACATCAGAAGACTTCTTTATGATCCATGACAGCTTTAGCATCTCTGGCGATGTGTGGGACTTGTCTGATGGCGTAAGAAGTACGTTTATCAATATGTTCTCAGGCGATTGCCTCTTCAGTAAGTTTGAGGAGGAAGTCAGGCAGCAACTCAATAACCCAAGCATGGCCTTTGGATCAGAAGACAGTCCTGTCACCATACCCACCAAAGGATGTCTCGATCTGGATGCAGTCAGAAACAACGAGTTCTGTTTCAGCTGACCTTCTGTCACCCCACCAGAGGAACCTAGCGGCCTCCCAGCTGTGGTTTCTCCTCTACCTCAACAACTGGGGCTGTCTTCGGATGGCCCCTTTTTCTATACGTTCAAAGGAACAACAAAATGGCAAAAGTACACAAGTTTACGACACCCGCAGGCAATGCAAAATACCCCCACCTCAACAGCCCAGACACAGCCTTCGACACGGACAACCCAAAGTATAAGACTGAGGTGCTAATGTCTGAAGATGAGGCAGCACCACTAATTGCACAGATCAAAGCGGCGGCAGCTGAGGCATTTGGTCCAAAAGCAAATTACCGGATGCCAGTCACTAAAGACGAAGAGACCGGGCAAGTGTCAATCAAAGCACAATCCAAGTATCAACCCAAGTTCTATGATGCCCAAGGTCAAGTCATTGTGCCCAGCGCTCTGCCTAAGATCGGCGGTGGCTCAACAGTGAAGATGGGTGGTGTGTTAAACCTCTACACCGTCAGCGGCTCAAAGGGCGTGAGCCTGATGCTGGACAAGGTGCAAGTGATCGATGTGGTCAATGGCTTCGGCGGTGACGATGGTGGCTTTGAGGCAGTAGATGGCGGCAGCTTCACAGTGGAGCACTTTGATGAGCCCACACCAACTACTGGCGCTGTAGTCAATGGTGACTTTTAATCGCGCAAGGTTCCGTGGCATAAAAGCTGGCTACCGTTCAGGGCTCGAAGAAAGCATCTCGAAGCTACTGACAGATGAGGGCATTGAGTTTGAGTATGAGGTGGACAAGATCACCTACGAAATCCCTGCCCGTGTCGCCAAGTACACCCCAGACTTTAAGCTCTCCAAGCCCGGTGGCTTCTGGTACTTGGAGACCAAAGGAATATGGGCAACTGCTGACCGTGCAAAGCATGTGTTAATCAAAAAGCAGTCCCCAGAAATCGACATCCGCTTCCTCTTCAGTAACGCTCAAGCGAGGCTCTACAAGGGCAGTCCCACTCGCTACAGCGACTATTGCGAGAGGCACGGGTTCCGATGGGCACACAAGACTATGCCTCAAGACTGGCTAGACGAGTGTCGCCAATAAGCGAGAGCAAAGGGCTGTCTTCGGATGGCCCTTTTTCTTTAGACACAAAGGAACGACCAATGAACACCGATGACCGGGGTGACAATAAGTTCATACAGCACCAACCATGTGATGCCTGTGGAAGTAGCGATGCGTCAGCGCTCTACAGTGACAACTCAACTTGGTGTTTCTCTTGCTCTACCTATACGTCAGGTGATGGCGAGGTAGTGGATGCACCAGCCAAGCCCAGCGCTTCAGCACACTTACTGCAAGGTGAATATCAGGAGCTGCGCAGCCGTAAGCTCACAGAGCAAACCTGCCGGAAGTTTGGCTATATGATCGGAGAGCACCGGGGCAAACTCGTGCAACTTGCAACCTACAGAGACCTCCAAGGTAGAGCTGTAGCACAGAAGGTCCGTACTAGAGACAAACAGTTCTCTGTGGTGGGCGACAGCGACCGCATGGGCCTCTTCGGAATGCACCTGTGGTCAGCTGGTAAGAAGATCGTCATCTGTGAGGGCGAACTAGACGCAATGAGCGTCAGTCAAGTGCAGAACCACAAGTATGCAACAGTCTCTGTGCCCCATGGTGCCCAGAGCGCCAAGAAGCACCTGTTGCAGCACATAGACTACCTCAACAACTTTGCTGAGATCGTGCTGATGTTCGATCAAGACGAAGCTGGTCAAGCAGCAGCACAGGCGTGTGCTGAAGTTTTGCCTATTGGTAAGACCAAAATTGCTGTGTT